TCTCAACCTTTAGGTTGGTAGCCGGTTTTTGGCGGTAACTTGTCTCAATTTCACCCTTTAGGGTGCTTTTCTCATTTTCATCCATTTTGCATCATCTCTTATCTCCGATAATCTCATTCAAATTGCTGTAATCTCAACCCTTTAGGGTTGAAAATTATTCCCAATCCTCCCATTCTTCATCCTCAAGCCCCATAGGGGCTTCTTCGGCAGAACATTGACCGCAAAGCCAAATCCCATCCTTTAGGATGGAGGCTACTGCTTCGCAGTATTCACAGCAAATATCCTCCATTTCATCATCGTCACCCTTTAGGGTGTTATCCATTTCATCATCATCATTTTTCATTTTCACAATCCTCCATTTTACCTTTAGGTAAGTCTCATCATTTCCTCTCTCAAAATCCCTCATTCAAGGCTTTAGCCTTGAGTTCAATATCAACCGCACCACAAAATCGGCAACATAAATCCATCTCCATAGGAGATGCCATTGGTTCAATTTGTCCGAAATCCCTACGGGATTGGCAATAATCGGTCAATTCATCATTTGTGAACCGATAGATACCGTAGGTATCTTCAATTTCACCTTGATAGATTTGCTGAAATCCACCACAAACTGAACATTCACCGTAGGTGGTCTCATCAAATCCGGTTTTGTTCCAACCCTCCCCCTTATCTCCGATAAGGGCTAAAATCGTCAACTCATCCAATTCTTCATCATCGGACAGCCCTTTAGGGCTGTCGTTGGGGTCAATTATTCCAAAGACGAACCCTTTAGGGTTCGGCCAATTCTTTGGGAATGGATTTGGGATTTCAACAACCGACCCTTTAGGGTCGCCGTCTCCAACAAAGCACCAAACAACCCTAAAGGGTTGCAGGGCAATTTCCATTTCCATTGGTGGTTCTGACCCTTTAGGGTCAGAAAAATTGGTTGCGCCAAAAGGCGACTTTGTCTCTCCACCCTTTAGGGTGTCATCAGTTCTCAAAAATCCGTCAAGGGTTTCCCCCTCAACTTCGTTGTATGTCGGCAATTCCTCCATGCTTTACCGTAGGTAAGTCAACTATTTCAACCAACTGTTGACCCCCCACCCTTTAGGGTGGAACCTGTTGAGAGACCTTCTGATGCCACCTATTGCCATTTTGACCCCTTAAGGGGTCACTTTGACAATAAAATCCATCAGTATTCAGTTCGCCCTATCTTCGATAGGGCTAACTGTTTTGGTGAAATCCGGTCTGGAAAACCGGCGAAAATCCCTACCCTCTATACCAAACCAACCCTTTAGGGTTGAAATGCCATAGAACAGTCTGAAACTTCACTACCCTAAAGGGTAGTGGGGTTGAAAAAAAGTTGAGAGGAAAAGTTGTTTTAGTTACCCTATATGGAACATATAGGGTAACTACTGCTGAGAATTGGTTGCGAAAAACTACACCGTTGAGAAACAACAAGTTGTTTCTCAACGGTTGCGAAAAAAATCCACCTATTAGATTGACCCCTAAAGGGGTCAATCTATGCCAAAAATACCGACCTGTCGTCTCCGACAGGTCGGCTACCCCCTCTTAAAAAACCTATATTTTTTATCAAAAAGTTATATTTTTTTATATTTTTTTATTAAAACTCTATAAAACTTTACAAAAACCTACAATAAGTTTAATAGACAAGTGATATAAGGCCCATTCATGCCAAAAAACAACCAATTGGATAGAGTAATTAGAAGCAGACACATTGAAACAGGCCAAGTTGCTACCGCAGACATAGCGGATAACGCAATAACCAACGCAAAACTTGGTGCGTTACAACCAAAAACACTACTTTACGAATATGACTTCGCAGTAAGCGGTGGTTCATCAAGCGGAGGTGCAATCACACTTACAGGTAAAGGTGGCCTCGCACCAACACCAATTCCCGACAATGCAGTTATCACAAATGTAACTGTTGAAGGTGTAACCGACAATACAAGTGGTGGTTCAGCAACAATCACAATCGGATTGCTCGGTGGCCCAAATGACGCAGATGGATTAGTAACGGTTGAGAACTTTAACCATGCTATGTGGAACCCCGATGCAGTAACTTCGGGAACGCCGACTGTTGCTTCGGGTAAGACAACTGCCGCTTGCGCCGTCACTATGACAATCGGAACCGCAGACCTAACCGCCGGTAAGTGGTATGTTTGGGTTTCCTACTTTGAAGGGGCTTGAAGTTAAATGCCCCGTAAGCCTACGGTTAATGAGAATGCAAATCCACTTTCTAAGAAGCCAAAAAAGGTTTCTAAGAAAAAGGCAAAACCTAAGAAAAACTAACGACCCCAACGGACATAACGACCGTTAGACCGTCTATTAGGTCTTTTTTGCGGCTTATCATGTTTCCAACTACCCATGCTTACAGCAGATGAAGCAATAGGTGACGAACCACTTGAAGTATTTGAGAATTGGTCTATTGCATGAGCAAGAGCCATTACCATATCATTATGCTTACCCTTATCAACAATGATTCCGTCTTGCCAAGCATGGCTTTCCAATTCATACAGCAATTGCCCCATAACTTTACGAGTATAATCACTACCATAGGGGATTTCGACCTTACCTTGCTCAAACCATGAGCGCAAACGCTGTAACAATGCCTGTTTCATTGTGCGATTCGCAACATTGGATGGTCTATAATCAACCATAGCACCTCTTTGCTCTAAAATTGTCTGATAGAGTCTTTGGAAACCCACAGATTCAGAAGCAAATATGGGGTTCTTATAGATAGAACATAGTCTAACTATCTCATCTGTTTGACGAGACGGCTCAAAGTCATTCCTACGCCATACATTTACAATATGGATATGACCCTGCTCGTCTTGCCTACATACAACCATTACAGAATAGTCTTGCCCTATACCATGAGAGGGGTCAAAACCAATAGAGTAACGACCACCATATAATTTCTCCTCTTCAAGAATAGACTCAAGGTTCATGTTTGCTCTTGTAAGTCTTGAAGGAAATACTGCTGAATCATCATCAACTACTCGGCAAAGGTATTCTTGTGCAAATGCAAGGTCGCCCATAGCCTTTTTTTGTTCTAATAGGAACTCAACACTACGGTATTCCGGCCAAAGACATACAGGAATTATATTTTCTGTATCTGCTACATATTCATCGTAGTTAGTAATAGCACCCTTACACCAACTTTGCCAAGTTTCATTCTCTAACATCTCGGTATGGTATAAATCATTCATTGATAGTGGGGTTCCAACACAAAAAATTGAAGTTCCGGGTGATAACATAGGTGTTAGTTTTTTTCTAAACCAATGCCTAACATTTTTATCTGACATATCGCCCATATCATCAAGAACATCGTCAAGAATTACTCTTGCTGGGTGTTCACCACGAATAGCACTACCAACAGAAGTTGCTTTAATCCAAGAACCGTTGGTTAGCCGTAACTCAAATTGACCTCCGCGTTTTTCATCAAGTAGTCTTGATAAATCGGGGTGTCGTTTCAAATCCTCTCTAATTTCCTCAAGTCTATTCTTAGCCAACTCTTTACTTGCTGAAAATAACCAAGTTGTAAAGGGCTTATTACGCCATCTATCAAATAGAAGAGAATGTAATGCCATAACCCGTAAAGTTGTGGATTTGCTATGGTCTCTTGGGGCAATCAAACAAACCCTATGAACCTCTTTTTTTTTTCTGTCAAGAAATAACTCAAACCATTCCGAAATATGGTTGCCCCATGTATAACCGAGCCATTCGTAAAAGTGTCTAATGTCATGCCTACTTCGTTGCATATTAAATGAGGACATTAAGTTACTCATCTATGAAATCACTTTCCTCAGAATAAAAATACATTGGGAAACCACACCACTCGGCTAAAAAACCAGCAAGGCTTTCTGCTTCATCCCTTGATATTAACGCAGTAAGGTTTTTTCCATTAATCTGTAAAATAAACGCAAGAGTATCATTGTCAACTTCGGCAAAAAGAATATCACCATTAGATGTTTCCCAAGTCATATTATTTTTCACCATTTAATACTTTAAGAGCCATAAGACCTGTTTTCAAATCTGAAAATACTTGTATGTTTTTTGAGTTTGGTGATAATATAGCAACAGGACAAGTAGGCCAATAATCAGAAAAGCCGAGCATTTCCGAATAACCATCAACCATTTTATATGCACCCGGCCTTACAGCCCATCGTTCTATTCCGTGTCTTACGAAGTTTTCGACTACGGGTGTATGATGATGGCCTACAACCCCTATATCGAAATCCGCTTCGCCCGATTCCCACCAAGCCTTAACTACTCTTGCTGGGTGTATGTTACTGTTACCCCTGCGCTTATGCCTAACGGAGATATGATATGGTTGTTCACCTACCCATATTCGCATATTGAGTTCAAACGCATGATAAAGAATGGCTCTTTTACGAACTAACTCATTTAATGGGTCAAAATCTGTAAGGCTTGCTGTCCAAAGGTCATGGTTGCCAGCAACAATAGCAACTATTTTGTCCTCAAACATATCGAGATAATGCTCACATAGTTTCCATTGGATGCCGGGAGGGATAGTAGCCTTCATAGACGGTCTCGGCTTGTCTATAACGAAATTATCTATGAAATCGCCAGCGTGTATGATATAGCAATTCGGTGTGCTGGCAATTAATTCAGCATCTATACGCATTCTTTCATGGTCTGTATATTTATTACCTATATGTTGGTCGCTGGCAAACGCTATTGCTATATGCTGTCCTTCGTTTTCAAACTTAATATCAGCCCACTTAGCAAACTCTTGCCCTTTGATAGCATTTGTAGTAAGTTTCTCAACCTCATCCCACAAATCATCCGGTGATTTTTTTTCATGGACAAGAGTTTCTATTATGAAGTCATTTCTTTTAGTATGTATCAACCTACCTGTTGAAGCCGCTATTCTAATACGATGATTCCAAGCATTTTCTGATATTTCCGGTCGTTGTCTATGTAATGTCCGAGCAAGGTCAGCCCAAGAACCATCCCACTCATTAGGAATCATGCCATCTAAATCAAACTTTGATGGAGATTCATCGGGATAGTTTTCTCTAAATCTATATACTCTAAATCTCCAACTATTAAGAGTTGAAATAGATGATATTTCCAAGAGATATTTAGCAAAATCAGCATCAAACTTACATTGAGACCATTTATCAAAATGTTCTCGTATTAATTTCTCGTCTTTACCGTCTGTCCAATCAACGCGCTTCGCCTTTCCCATAAACAACGCACCTGCCCCCTCCCTAATAAACTGATTCTTTTTGTTGTGTTTGCTTATCATAAAAAGAATAACTTTAGAGCAGTATAACGAATATGGGAATTGTTTTTATTCTCTATAAGGTATTTTTAGTATAGGGGAATCTTAAATCTAAATATACCTTATAGAGAATAAAAAGAATTAGTAAAACCGCTATACTACGGCCCTGTATTCTTTTAGTGGGTTAGCAAAAGAAAAAAAAGAATAGGGTTGAAATATCACTTGATGTTCTCCGTTTGTATGGATGATGCAACATTAGCGATTATGGCAAGGGTGGATAATGTCCGAGATGATGTAACAGACTTAAAAATTAGTGTTAGAAGTCTCGAAGAGGGGCAAGACAGACACGAAGAAACTCTCAAATGCCTAAGTGAGTTGGCTAAAACAATATCAATAGACATTAAACAGATAAAGGCAGGGCCGGTGTATAGCCTTGACCGCTTCATTACTCTTCGTGTAGCGCAGTTTTCCGGCGGGCTTGGGCTTGTCGGTGTTTTGCTTGCTTTCGCATTCGGTATAATTTGAGTTTCCGACCAGCAAACCAAGCGCATAGTAACCAAAAGGTTATTTCAAATAACCCCATAATTAATATCGTGTCCGAACCTAAACCCGGCACATCAGAACAAAATATATTGTCGGGTGTGCAAAGAGTAAAGGATTCAAAGTCAGATAGTGCTTCAAATACTTTATATGGGTCATCAATATAAACGATTTCTCTTTCAACCATCAAAGGTGTGATACACATGGGGGTAGTTTTAATGTTTCCCGTCTTTGCGAAAGTTTATCAAAGAGATACTAAGTGGAATAAATATGGTGAAAATGCCGTTCATTGGTCGAAAAAAGAATGAAAAAAAGGAAAATCTGCCTTTTTTTAGAGGGATTAGTGGAATAGAGCCAACAAGAGGGGTTAATGCTACGCATAGAAACCCGTTAATTGTTAAAGCGGCGGCAGGTCTGTCAGATGTTTTTGGTGATACTAATAAATTAAGGTCTGATAGCAACTATGACAACGAGTTTGAACTCTATGACGCCATGCTAACACTTGACCCGGAACTAAACGGGGCTATTAGAGCAGTTAGTCTAACAGGTAATAAGTATATGATTGATTGGAAAAACTCAAAAAACGCCCGAATTAGAGATTCTATTAAATTACTCGTTGAAGAAACTATTGATTTTGATGATTTCCTTATCAACACTATAAAAAATCTGATGGTTTATGGTAATGATATTAACAAAATAGTTGGTAGGGGCGGTGTAGGCGTTGAGCAAATACAAAGTTTGCCTATCTCACAGACAACTATTACAGATGGTAGGCCATCAAGCCAAGCCTCAGATAAAACCAACCCAATAATTGAAGCAACTACATACATTCTCCGCGAAGCCTTACAGACAGAACAAAGTTTTTCATCGGATGAGATTCTCCATATAAGAATAGACTATCGAAGTAATTGGTATCTCGACCCTCTAAATCGCTGGACTTATGGTATATGGGGCGCATCACGGTTTAGTAGCCTAAAGAGTGCAATCCGAGCAAAGTATAACACAATCAATAATAGAATTGCTCTTGAAGAAAGCATGACTAAGCAATTCATTACTATTAAATCAGAAGCAATATCCCATATCACAGACCCCGATGAACAAAGAGATAGACTCGTATTCATCATGGATGAAATAATCGCAACTCTTGAATCACTAAGGGGAGACCAAATACCTATTTTCCCCGACTATGTGGAGATACATCACACGGACACACGCAACACTATACCGGACAATACTTCGTTCCTTGATATGGTTAATGGTGATATTGCGGCAGTTCTCCAAGTTCCAAGAGTTGCTTCGGGCCAAGAAAGAGGTTCAACATTCGCGGCCACCTACAATGCAAATGTGTGGGCTGTTGGTGCGATAGCAAGACTACAAGCAATTGTAACACAAGGGGTTCAGCAGTTGTTTAGTAAGCACTTAGAACTTGTTGGTATTGAACATACTCTAAGTGATTTACCTAAACTAACATTTGAGCCAATAGACGAAGAACCCCCTATTGAAAGGATGCGCCGAGCAAAACTTGGATATGAAGGCGGTATCATAACATTAAACCAAGCACTTGAACTTATTGGTGAACCAAATATAGGTGAAGAGGGAGATATTAGGCAAACCGATGAAAGTAGTAGTGGTGATATGGGGGATTTGCCGAGACCTAATAGCCAGCCGGGTAATGAGACGGAATCCGAAGAGTTGTCGGAGGAAACCCCCGATGAGCAATAATGATATTATAGATATTGATGATGTTGAGGATGCTCTCAAAAGAGCAGACGAGTTGGCCGAATTAACAGGGCGCAACAAAAGAGATGTTATTGCTGATTTATTAGATGATGGGCAGTTAAATTATAGTGCCGGAGAGGATGCTAAAACAAAAAAGGATATTTTAGATGTGGCAAATGAACAGGCAGTAAAAATAAAAAAACTCTTAACTACTCTTATCCCCATAATGTTACTAATAGCCGGAACAGGGGCAGAATTGACGGGTGTTGTGGATATGACTAAGTGGGGCCAAGAGTCTGTTTGGGATGATGAAATACCCCCACCCTACCAAGAGCCGGATGCACCGAAACTATGGGGTTGCACCGACCCAAACGCCACCAATTATTATGATTGGGCAACCGATAATGATACCTCATGTAATTATGAAGAACCTACAATATGGGGTTGCACCGATGATAAGGCGTTAAACTATAACTATGACGCAACAGAAGATGATGGTTCTTGCACTTATCCCCCGCCCCAAGAATGCGACCCTATTTTGTATAGTGCTTATTCATTCTATCAAAATAATAATACAACCGTTACAGTTAGATTTGATATTGATTGCACCAACGCTGGCGCACCGGAAAATGTAACCGTTCAATGGCTTGCATGGCATAATGGCTCTAATCACTCTAATTCAGAAGGCCCGACAAATTGGACAACAGCAGACTATACTATACAAGGCGAAGAATGGGATGAACATAATTTATCCCTAAGTAATTTTACTAATGGCTCATACGATTTGTATTTGTATATCATGTGGGATGATGGTATGGCAAGTGATAATTACATAGAGCGTAAATGGTTTAACATTATAATAAAGGGTGGGGATGGTGAGTAGTTGTGAAATTATTGTTCTCGGTCTCTCGGACAAACCCTGCCATGAAAGAACAGATGATGATAGAGATTGGTGCGACTTTTGCAGAATCCCCCGATACCGCAACCCCAATTTCCCCCAGCATGAGATTCAATGGGGTGACGACCATTGAAGGATAAAAGTATATTTGATGTGCATATCACCATTAATACAATTTTTGTATTCTTGGTATCTATGCCTCTCGTAACCGTTTTTATCGTATTATCCTATATGCTGATAACCCAAGCATTCATAGACCCCGATGTAAGAGAGGATATAGAAGCCTATATTGCTGTTCTTGGTATTTTATCCGGCCCCTCGTATATGGTAATATCCCGATTCTTTGATAGATGGAATGCAGAAGAGGATGAGCGTATAGAAGCAAGGCGGCGTAGTTCTAAGACTGAAGATGATATTAAAAGAGTTAAAACGGAGAGTCGTAAAAATGAGTGAAGAACAACACAAACTTAACAAATCAGACAGAACAGCCAATATAGATATGAGTTGTGACTGTGGGGGCCGATGCGGTGATAAATTAGCAGAAGCCGCAATCCCAAAACCAAGTAATGATGAAACCCATGATGAGTATATGGGTAGGTGTATAGATGCTGGTTATAGTAATGATGAATGTATGGTCGCACATGAGGGGTATGATTTCAAAGAGGCCGGATATGGTGACTCTTGCCCGCCCGGTAAAACAATGAAAAATGGTAAATGTATCAAAGTTGCAGTTACAACAGATGTAACAATAACAGATATTGCTATGTCCGTTGAAGCATCAACGGGAAATGCTGTTGTGCAAATCACAGGTGTAGCATTTCACGAAGGCACTAACAAAAATGGTTGGTCTATTACACGCATAGGCGCGGAACAGTTGCTACCACAGATGGTTGGGGCTGATGTAACTCTAAATCACCCACAAGCCGAGAACGGTCATTTCACAAGAAATATGGATGGTGGTATAGATGAAGCAGTAGTCGGCGTAATAACTGATGCTTTCTTTGATTATGCGGCAGATGGAGAGTCATGGGATATTCGTTTCAAGGCTAATATCCTTAGACAAGAACTCTTTGAAGCATTAGAATCCGGTCTTTGGCTAAGAGACGGATATGGTGTTTCAATCGGTGGAACAGGCATCCCCGATGAAATACTTGAATCAGAAGAGGGTCAAGTAACTATTATTTTTGAGAGTGATTTTACATTCGACCATTTGGCTATTGTGCATAGACCAGCCTATGAAAGAGCAAGAATCGATACGGCAGAAAAGGTTGAGATGCCCCTAACGGTTAAATATCAACCCGAACCTCCACAAATTAACGGAGATATGGAAAACATGACTTCAAGTGAAAATGAAACCAATACAGATGATGAGAAACTACTTTCTGAGATTGAATCTCTAAAAGCAGACTTAATCTTACGAAATGCAGAAATTGAGGCTTTCCAAGCCGCAGAACAGGCGAAAGCAGAAAACGAGCGACAGTCTTTGGTTGAGAAAGCAAGCGAGTTGGGTCTAAAAGGACACGATGACCTTTCAACAGAAGTTATTGCAAACTTAATTGATTCATGGGAAATCTCACGACCTCAAGAAGAGGAACCCGTTGTAATGGAACCCGTTGTGGCAAGCGTTATAGAAACCTCAGAAACCGTTGAGATGAAACCAATGGTCGCTAACTACTTTAACAAAGAACGAGTTGAAGTTGCAGAAAATACTTACGCAAAGGCTTACAATCTATGGGTTAGTGCTTGGAATGGCACTTTGACCCCTCAAGAAAAGTCTTTTAGAGCAAAGACATACGAACAAATAAAGGAGATGAATTGAAATGACAGCATTTGGTGGAACAGACCCCGTAAATATGGTATTGAAAACCGGAACTACAATTAAAGGGCCGGGCAAAATTATTGGTATATATGATACAACCGGCGTTGATTTAGCAGTAAATAGCGAAATCGGAATCGGCATTAGTGCCGCAGACTCAAGCCGAACTGCCGCAGGTGCATTAGACACAGCCGCAGGTGCAACTTGCGCTGTTTTCCCATTGGGCGGTGTCCTATGGGTTCAGTCAACGGCCGCAGATTCATGGAATCCCGGCGCACTTGTTTATGTTGACGCGGCTGGATTAGCAACTACAACCGGCACAAGCAGAAAGAAACTTGGTATTTATGTCGGTGAGGCTGGTGTTACAGGTGCGGCTCTCGTTGTGAACGGTGCAGGTGATTCCGGCGCAACAGAAGGAACAATGATTCCTGTTATGACTTGCGGGGCTGAAACCGCTTAAGAATGAATAAATAAGGAGATGAAAAACATGGTAAAAACATTAGACGAGATATTGAATGTCGAAGCGGCAACAGGGCCATTTGCGCCCGGAGATGCAGTTTTGGAACAGACCCTACGAGACTTTATTCAACTACAATCCACTACTATTTCAGTAGGAACAAAAGTTGTTGGTGTAAGAACTGTTGATTGGATGCAATTTAAGTGGTATTCCGGTGTTGATGGAACTTTCACTTACCCTCTTGATGATAACGCAATCACAGACCCAACAAAGGTTGGCACATCATCCTACACTCTTGTTCTAAACAAGGGTCAAGGCCGATGTGTATTCCTTGACAGCACACGACTTCGTGGTGAGTCATGGGAAAACCTTGACCGTCAACAAATGGGTATTATCCGTAACCGAGCAGATGTAATCGACACAAACATTATCTCAAGCCTTGTTACAGGCGCAGGTCAAGCAGTTGCGGTAACAGCAGGTAGTGAGTGGGATACCACATCAGAAGATGCAGAAGGAAATATCCTAAGTGCTATGGATTTGATTTTCAAGAACGGTCGTGTTTCCGGTGACGAGCCTTTGGCTCTTATCGTTCCAGCAGAACTACGCTCAACCTTGCTAAACACAACTCTTTACGGAAATGTTGTTGAGTCACTTCAAGACCACTTGGGCCGAATTGGTAACATTACAGTATATTACAGCCGTGACAGCAACCTTGCAGACACAGCACTACTTCTAATTCCGGGTGCAGAAACAGCCGAGTTCATTCAGTATAATGGGCCGGGTTTCATGGAGACAGAACTAACTCGTTTGCCGGGTGTAGGCTACGATTGGCTACTTACTTCATACTTTGGAACTGTTATCCATGAGATGCAAGACACACAAACAGCAGGTGATGGTAAGAATGACCGAATCTGCAAAATAACCAATGTAGTTGCTTAAGGGGGATAAAGCCGTATGGCAGAAATACCTCTTGGTGAGTTCTTAGTTAAATACGGTAGCCGTAAGGCTGGTCGCGATTTAACAGATAAAGAATCTAAGGATATATCAAAACTAAGTTCACGCGCAGAAGTTAGGGATTACCTTGCTTCTGCTAAGTCTGAACCCGTTGCGAAAAAGGCAAAGGTTTCAGCAAAGGCCAAAAGCGAAGTAGTGAAAGACGATGGCAAAAAACAGTAAATCTAAATTAGTAAAGCAATTAAAAGAACAAAGCATCCCCATACCAAGAGATGCGAGCGTTTCTGATTTACAATTTCGTCTTGACAATTGGCTTGGTGGTAATGGGTTTCTTATTAGGAGATTCCGTGTAATGAGAGGCCAAGAATCAATAGCAGAACTTATTGAACTTGGTAAGACATATTGGGTTCCAAATAGCCATTTTGCCCACGACATTATTAAATCACGACTTGTATTTACAGTTGGGAGAAGCCCTACGCCTCCGGCTGATGCGGTTTTTCTTGATGTTCCAGCATGGTATGGTAAAGACGAAGAGGAATAAAAATGGTAACAATTACAGTAACAGAAGCACAGATTCGCGACTTACTTAACAGACCAAGAGGTTTGAATAGTGGAACTGTTACAGAATATCTAACAATTAGAACCAATGAGGTTACAAAGGTTGTTCGTTCCTCAACTTTATACGGTGTTTCTTCTGCAAACGCAGTAAGTGATGGTCTTGCGAGTGACGCAGTAAAAATGTTAGTATGTGTTGATTGCCTAAGAGTTCTCGTTGATACTGCCCCATCCTTTGTGCCGGATAATAAATTAAGGCAATATGATATTAGGTTTCGCACACAACTTGAGACATTTCAAAAAAAGGCTGACGCCGCATTAGCATTGGTTTCCGATAAAGGCGGCACAGCATGGTATCATACTAACACAACGACAAGGCAAGAGTAGTGGGGTCTTTTGACTGATAGAACATGGTCTGCGGCTGGTGCTGGAAATGCAAGTGTGGCTGGGAATTGGTCGCCAAGTGGTGTTCCGGGTGCTTCTGACAATGCAATTTTTAATGATTCGGCATCAAGCGAGAATTGTAATTGGAATGTGTCTGCTGATATAGGTAAAATAACAGTTGCTTCGGGTGGTTATACCGGCCAACTTGTTATTGCCGGTAATCTAACAGGACTGACCGAGTTTGAGTTTAATATGGAGGTATTAGTAGGTTCAGCATTTAGTATGTCTTTTGCTGGTAGCCCAACTGCATCATCTGGTAGGTTTATTGATATTGGTTCTGCGGCATCTATCAGTAGTGCAAGTAGGGCTTACCTTACTTTCAATATAGATAATGGTAGCGGTTCAGAAGTATTTTTTGATAAGGGAACATACCCAAATGTTGCATTAGTTAGTGGGCAATTTTCCCCTCATTATTCAGCACCAACTGATTCGGATAACACATCAGTTAAGTTCAATAATTTTGCTGTTACAAGTAGTGCTGTGGTTACACCAACCGGATTAGCAGACGATGATGATAGAGATATGGTTTTTCAGTTAGATGGGGTCTTTGTTTGTGAGGCTTCGGGTTTTAATGGCGGTGAAGCAGAATGGGTTTTTCAAGGCCAAAAAGTATCACCCGGCCCGGTTCCCTTTTTCCCCGTTTCCGGTGACTCAACAAACTTTGGCGGTGCAACATTTGAAGCATTCTTTAAGAAAATTACAGCAGATGCCACTACTAATGGTGTAGGCTCTATAATGGCAATACAGACGGGTTGTTTATTAACAGTTGAAGAACTAAAGGTAAATGTTGGTTGTTCCCTCATTAGTGCGGGAACATCAACAATAGTTTGCACTAAAAGGCCACAGATAAACGGAACTTGGGGATTCACACAAATTGCTTCGGGAATCTATATTAGTGAAGGAAAGTTCTTACTTGGTGAGTATAATGGTGGAACGGGCCTTACTACTTTACCACATACAGCGCATATCTCCCTTTCAATAAGTGTAAGCAGTTTTACTTCGGGTGCATATACAATATGCCCCCTAAATACATCAGACTTTGATACTGCGGGCGCATGGGATAACACAAATAATTATTATGTTGCGCCAAGAACAGGTAAATACTTAGTATCATATTCAACTGCTATGCGACATATTTCAACATCTCAAGTATGTATAGCGGCTCTATACAAAGAGGCGGTAGGTGCTATTGTTGATGCGACTTTTCGTGGTTCATCTATATCAAAAGCAACTTATGGTAAGGATTCAGCCGAGCCTTCGGGTGGCACAATTTTATTAAGTTTAACAACGGGAGATAGAGTAGCCCTCTATTGTTATCATAATGGAGGTTCCGGTAAAAATCTCGTAGGAGATGCCGTTTCAGAAGGTATAACATTTTTAAGTATAGCGGAGATGTTAGCATGAAATCATTAGAACAGGTATTGAAAGAAAATTATTCGGGTTTTGACCCAACATTATTCCCTCTTGTTCAAGACGATGGAGAGGGGGAATACTTTAGGCGTGACCTATGGCCCGCCGAACTTGGTGATGCACCAACAGATGAACAGTTAGGAGAGTGGATAAATGAGTGATAAAATTGAAATGAGACTTGGTAAAATAATATATATTCCACCGGAAAAGTGTTTTTCGCGCATAAAGATTGAAGAGACAGCGCATGGGTTCCGTTTATATCGAGACGGGGAGACGCGCCCATTTAAGATAATACCCCTTTCGGCTATGAAACAAATAGAATACTTTGAATAGGAGATGAAAAAAATGGAAATAGAAATATGGATTGCTGTTGGTGCTGTGGTATTACCTGCTATTGGTTGGGGAATAAAGAGATATTTAACAATAATGGCTGATGGAAAAATAACCCTTACAGAAGGATTAGAGACCATAGTTGATGGTGTTGAAGTAATTGAGACAACAGTTGATGAAGTTGAGAAAGTGCTTGAGAAAAACGAATAGGTGGTAAAATGACATATTATTGTGTGGCCGCAGATGTAGGAATGAGGCTTGGTCTCAATTCCGCACAACGAGATAGGGCTTCAACAAGAATTACTGCCTCTATACGCAGGGCTACTATTGACATAGACCAACTCTTTCGCGATTACGGTCGCGATTCCCCAAGTCGCGAAACAGGAGAAACTACATTAAATGGTGCAGTAGCGGCTGGTGCTACAACTATAACTCTTACTTCGGGAACTGATTTCGCAACGGCGGGTAATGGTAACATTGATGGAGACTCTTTCGCTTGGACAGGAAAAAGCACAAATGACCTTACAGGTGTAACAGGTATTTCAGCAGACCACGCAACCGGCATTACCGTTCAAGAGGGAGAGTTCGCTCATGTTCTCCGTGAGATTTGCGCCGACCTCGCCGCTTCATATTACCTTGAGGATGAAGCAGTTTTCCAGCAGGGTAGTCTCGGTGATGGTGGGCTTCGTGGTAATACTCTCCGAGAGCGCGGTATTGAAAACCTCCGTAGGTTGGCGCATCTTGGAAGTGTTGATTAATGCGAACCCATGTAGTTGAAGGTAAAGCGGCTAAGTTCCGAATCAATTGGGATGATTCGGAAACAATGAAGGCTTTAGAAAGGCTTGGTTATGAAGGGCCAAAATACCTTCGTGCTTTTATTCATAATCTCGCAGAAAGAGCCATCGAAGATGTTAGGATAAGTCTAAAAAAGTTTGCTGGCCCACCAGCAAACATTGTAGTTCCAGCCGGCGGTGGCTACGAACAAAGTAAGAATATCTATGTTAGGGTAGGAGAATCACTAAAAGTGGTTGCTGAACCCGGCACAACATTTTTTAGAGTAGGTTCCGAACCATTCCCCGATGGTGTAAGGGGTCAAAGAGGTGGTAAAATAGCGGCCATTGTAAGTGGGGGTATGAAATCATTTGAATACCCAACAGGGGCAGGTAAATTACCTAATTTTCTTAGGTCGTCAACCGCTTATTATATGAAAGGTAATAAAGCAGTTGATAGTTCAGTATTAATGAAAAACAAAAGACGGCATCCGGGTTTTAAGAAAACTTATGACTATGTTAGTGAAATAGGTCAAAATATGAATGAGAGATACCAAAGAGAAATAGATGAAAGGTTAGAGTTTTTGATGAAAGTTTCGGGTTTTATGAAGAGTAGGGGGTATGAATAATGCCTATATCAACTAATAGTAATTTTTGGACAGCACGAACCAATGGTTCCGACCCCGCTTCACCCGTTGGTTCCAATAACGATGCGTGGTCTTTGAGTGGTTCCGGTTCAGACGGTTCGGCTACTTCGGGATATTGGAGAATATCGGGTAGCGGTCAAACTTGGTCTATAACCCCAAGTGCCGGTCAGAATATGACCCTTATTTGTGGTTTTAAGTTTGTGTCTGCGCCTTCAAATGGAACAGTCTTGATGAAACTTGATAATGGAACCCACAAAATAGAAGTAAAAAGCAAGGGTGCTATGGATAAACTTGACCTCGTAGGTGCAACAACTGTAACAACACACGACCTTGACCTCGATGCAACGGAGGATGAAGGCGTTGCGATTCTGTTGAGATTAACACTTGATACAAGCGGTAATGCGAGATTATTTATGAGAGAAATTATTGAGGATGATGATGCAAATACTCATTATTTATCTGTAACGGGCGCATCCGGTTCTTCCGCGAATGTGTCATGGGGTAACACAAATGGTTCAGTTGATTGGGCTTCGTCTTACTTTACCCATCATGGCGCATTTACACCCGATGAGATGGATTTAACGGATTTAGTAACAACTTCATTCATAAGAACAGGTCTTAATATAGTTCAGATATTAAAGGATTCAAGAAGGTTTTATCTCAAGACCCATGTTAGCGATTCGGCAATAATGTATGGTTATGATGTATCAAGTAGTATGATTTCAAGAATAAGCCCACCGTCTATCCATGTAATAATTAGGGCATTAGAATCTCCCGATTTTTTAACTCTTGCTGGAACACGAACAGACCAAAAATATGATATTGTCTTGTATATCACAACGCGTGGAACAGATTATAAAAACGCATATCGTCTTGGTTTATCTATAATGGGTGAAGTATTTGATGAACTTTATACCAACACAGGTCTAAACGCAGGTGTGGATTCCCTTATTAGTTATGATGCCAAACTTGATAGTAAAATGGATGATGACGAGATTATTTGTGTCCATATTTTGAGTATGACTTATATGAAGAAAGTCAATATGACAAGAAGAGAGGCTTAGAAGCCTTTATCTATCACCTATTAGGTGGTAAAACTAATAGGTGAGCCTGTATGACGACCTTCGCAAATAGATATATTGGTATCGGGAAAGAAAGCACTTACGGTAGTGCTTCTGGTTCTGATGCTTATGGTGAAATGGATGATGAAAACTTTAGCGAAAACTTTGATTTGCTAACAAGAGCAGATATTACACGCTTCGGTTCAACGAAATCAATAGACAGTAAGCATTATGGCGAAGGAACTGTTAATGGTGTATTACAACCGGATTTCTTTATCATGCGACTACTTAACGGTGTCTATGGCAACCATACACCCGGCGCAACACCGGGCGTTACTGACACTCTCGCAGAATCAGCAGGTAACTCTCTCCCATCCTTCACAGTAAGAATTGGTCGAGATGAGAACGCACATGAGTTCACAGGCCAAGTTGTTGAAAGTGTAAGTATTTCTGCATCAGTTGGTGAATATGCCATGTTTAGCGCAAGCCTAACAGGTAAAGGACAAAACACCTCTCTCCTTTCGCTCGCCTCACCTTCGTATGACTATACAGGTGACGCCGCACATTTCGTAGGGGCTCATGTTAATTTTGAAGATGTAGCAACAAACTCGAATTATTCAAAACTTATTCAAAGTATTGATTTTGAAATCAAGACAAACCGAGATATGGATAATTCATACGGTCTCGGTGATGCTACTTGCACACGCGCCGCACCAATGCAGTTGCGAGAAATCACAGGTAACATTACATTCCACAAAGCAGTTCTTTCCGGTGATGTTACCTCATTTGATGAGCCCCACTACACGGAATTACTCGCAGGGCTACTTCAAGACGGAACCACCGCCGCCCCTGCATTAAGCGCGTTGTTTTATGTTGACTCTCTTAACTATATTAGATTTGATTTCCCAAAAGTCCACTATGGGGTTCCAAGCACCAGCATTAGTGGTCGTGATTCTCAAACTATGAGTGTTCCATTTACAGTTCTATATGATGCGACAGAAACATTTATGTCAAAAGTTACCTTTTCATCAGCATCCACCAAGTTGAAGGGTGGCGGCGCAACAGACATGGATGCTTGAGGGTGTTTTAGATGGCTAATAACGGCGGAACCGTTATCACGGATAAAACAAAACTTATTGTATCATCATTTACAGGAACAGCCGCAGAAATACAGACGGCTTTTAGAGCCGCTATTGCTAATAATGATGTTATTATTTCAGCAGATGTATCGAAGAGGTCACATAACCAAACCCTTACATTAACCGTAGTTTGGTATGATGTAGCATAATAAGAGCGAGTAGTTTTAGATTAGTTAGTTAAGTAGTAGTGAAAAGTGGAAAATATGCCGGTAATGAAAAAAGAGTTTGAATTGAATAATGGAACGAAAATCATGGTGCGTCAAGCATCTGGTTTAGAAAAATTGGGTTTGGAAACGAGACAAGCAAAAGTCTTTCGTAAGTTAAGGCATTTTGGCCCAAATCCCGGCGAGTGGTCGGAAAAACAACAGGAAGAGTTTGCTGTGGCACTTGATGAAGCAGGTTGTGGTCTTGAAAATCAGATGTCCGAGTGGATTCCAAAATGTATCGTTGATGAAGGATTTGATGTTAATACACTTACAAGTGAAGAGTTGAGAGAACTATTAGGTTTTGTTAGGGGAGATGATTTGGATGGTGCAATCCCTTTGGTGAACTAACAGTTGTGGCCCCGATGCTATGTTCGACTTTCAAAGGTATTCTCCCTTCTGAATTATTTGAACGCTACAACTGTGAAGGTGGTCGCAATAAACTTCAATATGATATGCTTATAGCGGCTGAAATTAGCGAAAGAATAAACGAACAACACGAAGA